TTGTAGATTAGATTTAGTAGGTGGAAATGCAGCATTAAATGACAATAAATTATTAATAAGATTTGCATCTGACTCGAACCATAGTTTAGAATATAATTCAGGTTATAATGGACCCTTCTTATATGGTTATGCTGGAGCGGCATTAGGTTATAGAGGAACTGGTGTAATATGGACAAGTAATACAAACTATTATAACTACGGGAATACAACGACATGGAACACCACTTCAGATAGAAGAGTTAAACAAAACATTAATGCTCTTACAAACGCTATTAATAAAATATCTCAATTAAACCCAGTATCGTTTGATTATACCGAAGAGTTTGCAACTAAAAGAAGTTGGGAAGATAAACAAAAGTTAAATAACATAGGATTTATAGCTCAAGAATATGAAAACGTATTCCCTGACGATGTGGATGAAAAAGAAGAAACAATAGGAGATGTAACATACGAAGATTTTAAGACTATTAATACCACTTCAATTGTTCCTTATTTAGTAAAAGCAATCCAAGAACTAAAAATAGAAAACGACGCTCTAAAAGCAATTTTACAAAGAAACAACATTAACTAATGATCACATACTTTCCAACGATAACCGGCTCTCTAACCATCAACGGAGACATTACAGTAACAGGTAACAGTAGCATGTCGGCTTCAAACTCGCTGTCTAGTTCTTACGCTCAAACCGCCTCTTACGCAAACAACTTTATCGATAATATTTATACAAAACAAACAATATGAAATACATCGTTTTAATGCAATTCATTCCAGGTAACGACCAAATCTGGGTAGCAAGAATTAACCCAGAAGATCCAATCTACGAGTTCGATACTTTAGAGGAGTGCGAGGCAAAAGCTGCAGAACTTCAAGCCGCAGACACCACAGGCAGACAATACAAAGCGTCAGAAGAGCAATTGGGAGTTACTTACTAAGAAATAAATAATAGATGAAATTATACTCAGGTATCATAACCGGGTCTTTGACAGTAAACGGTAACATGAGCGTGTCGAATAGTTTGACCGCTTCTAACGCGCTTGTCACAGGCTCTATAAACATAAACGGATCAACTACAAACAACGTAATTGCAGTTACCGTTGCGTCTAGTACCGCGAGTTTAGATTTCAGTAAAGGCAGTTTTTTTACCGTGACATTGCCCGCCTCTGCCACTACTCACATAAGCGCTTCTAACTCAAAACCTGGAATTTCGACAGTAGTAGTAATTAGTACCGATACTTCAAATACGGTTACTTTCAATAGCGCAATAAAACAGCCTTCTTCCTCTTTGTATCAACCGTCTCCTTCGGGAAGTACGGACATACTCTCTTTCATAGCAGTCGACAATACCAAGATCTATTCCGTATCATTACAAAAAATGGTATAATGATAATTCAACCGTTTGCGATAAATCAAGTCGTTCCATCGCTGACTCCAAGTATTACAGTAACTCCGAGTATTTCTATAAGTGCAACTCCTAGTGTTTCAATTACTCCAAGCGTTTCTATATCTGCAACTCCAAGTGTATCTGTAACTCCAAGCGTTTCTATATCTGCAACTCCAAGTGTTAGTGTTACACCAAGCGTTTCTATATCGGCTACTCCAAGTGTTTCGGTTACTCCAAGCATAACAGTGTCTGTTACTCCAAGCGTTTCTATTAGTGCAACTCCTAGTGTTAGTGTTACACCAAGCGTGTCAGTAACTCCAAGTGTATCGGTAACTCCTTCTATAAGCATTACTCCGAGCGTATCAGTGACTCCTAGCGTTACAGTATCCATAACTCCAAGTGTATCTATATCTGCAACTCCAAGTGTATCAGTTACTCCAAGTGTGACAGTATCAAGAACGCCTAGCGCTTCTGTTACTCCAAGTGTTTCTATATCGGCTACGCCTAGTATTTCAGTAACGCCTAGTATATCAATAAGCTCAACTCCAAGTGTATCAGTTACGCCTAGTATATCAATAAGCTCAACTCCAAGTGTATCAGTTACTCCAAGTGTGACAGTATCAAGAACGCCTAGCGCTTCTGTTACTCCAAGTGTTTCTATTAGTGCAACACCAAGTGTATCAGTAACTCCAAGTGTATCTGTTACAAGAACACCGAGTGCTTCTATTACTCCAAGCGTCTCAATAACTAGCACAACTAGTCCTTCAGTTACGCCATCTGTAACAGTTTCAGTAACGACATCTCCATCAGTTACTCCTTCTGTGAGTGTAACAAGAACTCCAAGTGCTTCAGTTACTCCATCAGCGTCTGTAACTAGTTCTCCTAGTCCTTCAGTTACTCCTAGTGTATCAGTAAGCAGTACTCCTTCAGTTTCAGTAACTCCTGCACCAAGTAATACACCAGCACCAAGCAACACACCGGCTCCAAGTAGTACACCAACTCCTAGTCCTACACCTCCTGCATCTCCAAGTCCTACTGTATTCTCAATAGGTTGGAGTTATAATAGATATGGAGGTGGAAGTGGATATATGTCAATTGTTGTTAACGGAACACAAGTAGTTTATACAACATCAAATGGAGCTTTAGGAACCATATATAATGTAGATTCTAGTTACTTAGTACAAACAGAAGTTGGTAGTGTAGCTGGATATGCTGCTATAGCTCAAATTACTGTCAATGGTGGGGCTTCAGATTATCAATATAACTGTACTGAATATGGTGATGCACAAGTAGATTCATTTGTTTATATAGGCTCTGATACTTATATTACAGGTGTATCTGATAATTCAAATGTTGTTTGCCCTTAAAAAATAAATTTTAAATTATATGAAAACATATTATAAAAACATTGCAGGAGACGTCTACATGATGTTAGACAGTTCTAATTATCAAGTAGTTGAAGTCTACTATACAACAAATATAAGTAGTGGCAATAACGTTATAAAAGAGTCTTATTACAACAAAAAAGTAACAGATTCACAGGACTCTATGAAGTGGAGTGCTTCTGACGAAGAGTCTTTTTTAGCAATTAAAAATTCAGTAATAGCTAGTTTATAGCGCTCTACTTAAAAGATTTTTTCGTAAATTCTTATATATTTATATACAACAACCTAAAATTAAAAAAATATGTTATTCGGAATTGCAATCGTAGTAATAGCAGTAGTTATAGCTGTTATACTAAACAAATCAAAGATCTCTAAAGTGGCTCAAGAATTAGAATCTAAAGTACAAGACACCATCGAATCAGTTGAAGCAGCAGTTGCTCCAGCAGTAGAAGAGATTCAAGAAATTACTGCCAAGGCCTCAAAAGTATTACCAGCAAACGACTTAATCAAAAAAGTTGAAGAGGTAGAAAAGAAAGTGGCTGTAAAAACAAAAGCTGCGGCTAACAAAAAAGTGGCCAAGAAATCAGCAACAAAAAAATCTAAATAGTATATGGCAAAGACTGCTTTAAAGCTTTACGAGTTTTATAACCTTGAAGCTGAATTAAACGGAGTTACGAATCAACAGACCGGAGAGAAGACTTCCAAAGGCTTGTTGGCAGAAAAGTTAAAGTTGACCACAAAATACTGGTTGACCGAATTGGCAAAGAAAGCCCTAGCAGAGAAAGAGTCTTGCGAGGCTATCAAACAAGACCTAATCAAGAAGCACGGCGAAGGCGACGAACAAGGAAACATTTCGATTCCTATGTACATCAATATCGTTAAAGACGATAGTGGCAACATCACTTCAGGAGAAAACAATCCTAAGTTCATAGAATTTCAAAACGAATTCAATGCTCTTTTAAGCGAAGAGAAAGACTTGGAATACAAAGAATTCAAATTGGAAGACTTCGAAGACGTTAAAACTGAAGGCGCGTACCCAATTTTCTTTAAGTTAGTAACCGTAGAAAATTAATAATAAAAAATAAATTTAGTAAATGGCCTGCAATTAGCGGGCCATATTTTTTACATATTTATAGCAAAGATAGTTATGGCAAATCAACTTACACCAGAAGAATTACAGCAAATAAATCTTATCAAAAATGACGCTTTAGAGATCGCGTCTTCTCTTGGACAATTGCAATATCAAAAAATTACAATAGAATTAGAGCAAGAGGAACTAAAAGCAAAGATTAAGAGAATAAAGCAAAAAGAAAATGAAGTCTTCGAAGAAATCAGATCTAAATACGGAGATGTTTCCATTAATATAGAAACAGGAGAAATCAGTTAAAGTGTTTTGAATCAAGTATTGATATTTATTACTAGAAAAAAACGATATAAATGGCCGAAACACTTATTAGCCCAGGAGTATTCTTATCAGAAAACGACCTTTCGCAAATTACCCAAGGACCAGTACAAGCAGGCGCCGCATTATTAGGCCCTACAGTTACTGGACCAGTCAACATACCAACGTTAGTCACAACTTACTCTCAATACAAAGCTATTTTCGGAGCGGGATTCGTTTCTGGAGGAGCTGCTTACGAGTACTTAACTAGCATGGCTGCTTTGAACTATTTTGAACAAGGTGGAAATTCTTTGTTAATTACTAGAATCGCTTCAGGCTCTTTCACTCCAGCAACAGCGAGTATTCAAGCTGCAGGAAACGTAATAGCTTTTACACTCGAAACGTTATCCTCAGGAGAAGTAATGAATAACAATAGTGCATCTTTATCTGGTAGTGCTGTAAACGGAGCATTAGTTTCAGGATCAAGCGCTAACGTAAGATGGGAAATTACATCAGTAGACACTGGATCTGGAATATTCAACATGATTATTAGACGCGGTGATGACTATCAAAATAATAAATCTGTTCTTGAAACATGGAACGGTTTATCTTTAGACCCAAATCAATCAAACTATATTGCTTACACAATCGGTGATCAAGCTTACACAGTAGCAACCGACGATTTATCAAACGCTTACTTACAAACTACAGGTTCTTACCAAAACAGGAGCAGATACGTTAGAGTTAAGTCAGTCGATTTACCTACACCAGGCTATTTCAACTCTTACGGCCAAGTTCAATCTCAATACACAAGTTCTATGCCTTTGGTTGGATCAGGTTCTACTAACGGATCTTTCGGAAGTGCAACCGGTAAATCTATGGCTAGCTTAACTGGATCTAACTTCTTCGAAAACATTCCAAACGTAGCAAATAACTCAGCTCAACCAAGTACTAACATACAAGGTTTAAACGCACCGGACTATAACACAGCTATCAACTTATTGAGCAACAAAGACGCTTATCAATTTAACATTATATACGCTCCAGGTTTGACCAACGTAAACGCGTCTAGTCAAATTAATAGCATTGTAAATTTAGCCCAAACTCGTGGAGACAACATTGCAGTAATTGATATGGTTGGTTACGGTCAATCCATCCCTACAGTTTTAGGTCAAGCGGCAGCATTCGATAACTCTTACGCGGCTACTTATTGGCCATGGGTACAAATCAGATCTCGTGAAACTGGTAAAGTTAACTTTGTTCCTGCTTCTACATTAGTACCGGCAATCTACGAATACAACGATAAGGTTTCTGCAGAATGGTTCGCACCAGCAGGTTTGAACAGAGGAGCGATGACAACAGTATTACAACCTGAAAGAAGATTAACTTCTAACGATAGAGACAGACTATATCAAGGTTCTGTTAATCCTATCGCTACTTTCCCTGGAGTTGGTACGGTTATCTACGGTCAAAAGACTCTACAAGGTAAAGCTTCTGCTTTAGACAGAGTTAACGTTAGAAGATTGCTAATCGCTTTAAAATCTTATATCGGTCAAATTGGTCAAAATATCGTATTCGAACCAAATACGCAAGTTACTCGTAATAAATTCCTAAGTCAAGTTAACCCTTACTTAGAGTCAGTTCAACAAAGACAAGGTTTATACGCATTCCAAGTAGTAATGGACGATAGTAATAACACTCCTGACGTAATCGATAGAAACCAATTAGTTGGATCTATCTACTTACAGCCAACAAGAACAGCGGAATTTATTCAATTAGATTTCAACATCTTGCCTACAGGAGCAACATTTGGTCAATAATAACAAACACAAAAGAAAATGAACGATAATACAATTATTAGAATTAAAGTACCAGCACGTTTATACGAGAGTGTAAAGGCGAAATTAATGGGCAAACAAGAAGCTTCTCCATTACAAAAATTGGAAGAAGCAAAAGCTAAGATCGAAAAAATGATTTCTGAAGCTAATAAAGTCGACGCTCAATACAAAAGCGATATGAAAACGAAGAAAGAAGCAGAAGCTAAGAAGAAAGAAGCTGAAGCCGAAGCTAAGAAGAAAAAAGCAGAAAGAGAAGACGCACAGTACAAAAGCGATATGAAAACGAAGAAAGAAGCAGAAGCTAAAAAGAAAGAAGCAGAAGCCGCAGCAGCAAAGAAAAAAGCAGAAAGAGAAGACGCTCAATACAAAAGCGATATGAAAACGAAGAAAGAAGCAGAAGCTAAAAAGAAAGAAGCAGAAGCCGCAGCAGCAAAGAAAAAAGCAGAAAGAGAAGACGCTCAATACAAAAGCGATATGAAGACGAAGAAAGAAGCCGAAGCTAAGAAGAAAAATATTAAAAAAAACAATTAAATTAAAATACTATGCCAGTTCTGGATCCCAACGAGATCATGTTTACGTCGTTCGAACCCACAGTTTCTAACAGGTTCGTAATGTACATAGACGGCATTCCTTCATATATGATCAAAAAAGCAGACGCTCCAGGCGTTACTTTAGAAGCGATCAAATTAGACCATATCAACGTTTACCGTAAGTTAAAAGGTAGAGCTGAGTGGAGAGATATGAGTTTGTCATTGTACAACCCAATTTCTCCTTCAGGCCAACAAGCCGTAATGGAGTGGGTGAGATTACACCATGAATCGGTAACAGGAAGAGACGGTTACTCTGATTTCTACAAGAAAGATTTGAACCTATCTATCATCGGACCAGTTGGTGACGTTGTAAGCGAGTGGATCATCAAAGGCGCTTTCATCAAAGAAGCAACTTTTGGTACCTACGATTGGTCTGCAACAGATCCTACGGAATTAACTCTAAGTATAGCAATGGATTATTGCATCCTCAACTACTGATGCTCAATTATTAGAATATTAGAAAGACCGCAACTAATCACTGCGGTCTTTTTTTGTTTCATGAAATTTGAATGGTGTATATTTATAAATAAAATATATAGTTTATGGCAGAAAAATTTACGGTTCCCACCGAAATGATAGATCTTCCTTCGAAAGGTCTACTTTACCCAAAAGAAAATGCATTGTCTTCAGGCGTAGTCGAAATGAAATACATGACCGCTAGAGAAGAGGACATATTAACCAACGTGAACCTGTTACGTCAGGGCTTAGCTATTGAAAAGATGCTTAAGTCACTTATTGTAAGTCCTATAGCCTACGAGGATCTAACCCTAGGAGACAGGAATGCGCTTCTTATTGCGGCTAGAATTTTGGCTTACGGTAAGGACTACAATTTGAGATACACAAATCCAAACACAGGTCAAGAGGAGACTATTGTTATTGATTTACAAAAATTAGTCTACAAAAAGGTAGATCTATCTTTATTTAGCAACAACAACGAAATCTCTTACGAATTGCCTTTCACCAAGAATACGGTTACTTTCAAAATTCTTACCATCGAAGACGACAAAAAAATAGACGAAGAAGCAAAAGGCATTAAAAAAGCTTTGGGTCAAGACGCAGGAATCAGTTTGAGATTAAAACATCAGCTAACATCTATTAACGGTGACAGATCTACAAAAACCATCAGAGATTTTATAGATTCAGGAGCTCTATTGTCAAGAGATTCGAATCCGCTAAGACAATTTATGGCTTCAGTTACTCCGGACATTAGCATGAAAACGACAGTTACCTTGAGCGACGGTACAGAAACTGAAATAGACGTTCCAATGTCTGCCGAGTTCTTTTTTCCCGGGAGCGGAATATAGACACACGTTTATGACCGAAGTCTTCGAACTTACCTATCATGGTGGTGGAGGCTTTACCTATTCCGAGGTATGGAACATGGACGTGAATAAGAGGAGATTTAATCTTAAAAAAATCAACGCATATCTAGAACGCGTAGAAGAGGTAAGAAACGATAAGAATAAGAAAATTACCGAAAAAACTGATCCCAATAAGATTAATATACCAGAATTCGCCAAATCAAAGCGAGAGGAGCCCACTTTTGTTTCCAAAGTAAAATCTAAGTCTTAATATTTATTTGTAGACAATAACTGTACATGGCAACACCCAATCAGACCAATCCTCCTGGAGCTCCTCAAAATGTAGACCCAAAGCAATTAGCTGCGGGTTTAAAGAAAATATTAGAAGATCAAGGGGACTATAATAACTTACTAAAAAATGCGCTTAGGGATTTGGGTCAAATGGATAGGGCCTATGCTAAAATAGAAGCCAGACTAGCTACGTTAAATAGCGATTCAATAAACGTAAAACAGGTTAATAGGGACCTTTTACTTCTTAAACAGAAGGAGTATATTGAAGATAAAAAGCTAAAAGATTTACAAACCATCGCTTCAGATACAAGTAAAACCGTATTAGCAGAAGCTAAAAGAAAAACCGAGCAATCTGCAAAAAATGCAGCAATTCTTGGTCAGACTATAGATTACGAAGAAACGATGCTAAAATATCTTGAAAGAAAAGGTGATCAAGAGGCAATAATTCTGTATGCTCAAGAGAAAAAATTAGAAATAGCTGGAAAAGAAGTAGAAACGGGAAAAGCAATATTAAACAACGAAAAAGAGTTAACAAAAAGTATAGGTATAACTGGCGCAGTGCTTAAAAATTTTTCAGAAAAACTCGGAGTTGGAAATGAGTTTTTTGAAGAAATGGTTCTTAACGCCAGAAAACTTCAAGACGAAGGCAAGAAATTATCTTTTGGAGATAAATTAGGCTTATTAGGAAAAGCTGCAAAAGGAGGAATAAGCGAAGCTTTAAAAGATCCATTAACTTTGTTGCCTCTTTTAGGAACTGCAGTGGGCGGTATAGGCGCAGCAATAGGAGGAATCGCTAGCGGATTAAAAATGGCGTTCGATTACATAGTAGAACTTCAAGACAAAACTGTTAAGTTCGCAAGAGGAATGGGCATTTCTACCGAAGAGGCTAGAAAGCTAAAGATGGAATATGCGAGTTTGAGTATTAGTAGCGGAGATTTATTTGTGAATTCTCAAAGAATGGTAGAAGCACAATTAGAAATGGTTGACGCTTTGGGAGTTACTAATAGACTTACTAACGAGCAATTAATGACCAGTATTAACTTAAAAGATATACCAGGTCTTGAATTAGAATCGAGAAAAGCAATTCTTGAATCTTCTATTCTTACCGGAAAATCTGCACAAGGAACTACTGAATCAATTCTTTCTCAAGTTGGCGCTTTAAAAAATGCAACTGGTATAAGTTTTCAATACGAAAAAATACTTAAAGAAGCTTCCAGTTTTGGAGGCTATTTGGGACTTTCTTTCTCAAAATATCCAGAAAAATTAACCAAGTCTTTAGTCACTGTTAAATCAATGGGACTAGAATTGAAACAACTCGATTCTATGGCCAATTCATTTTTGGATTACGAATCTAGTATATCAAGCGAATTTGAAGCTCAATTACTTACCGGTAAAAATATAAATCTAGCTAAAGCCAGAGAGCTTTTCTTAAATAACGATTTGGCAGCAGCAGCTCAAGAGATAACAAAACAAGTAGGAACTTCTGAAGAATTCTTAAAGCTTAATAGAATTTCCGCCGAAGCTTTGGCTAAGGGCTTTGGAATGTCTAGAGACGAATTGGGAAATATGCTTAAGCAACAAGAGCTATTAAGTAAATTAGGAGCAAGAGATCTTAAAGACGCACAAGCAAAAGTACAAGCTTTAAAAGCCCAAGGAAAAACGAAAGAAGAGATAATAAGATTGACAGGAGAAGAAGCCTATCAAAACTTAACAAACGCTTCACTGCAGGAAAAGATCGGAGCTTTCACGGAAAAAATACAACAATCTATAGCTGATTTTGTTGAAAAAAGTGGAATTATTGAAAAGATAGAAAGCTTTTTTGATTATCTATCAAAACCAGAAAATATTAGAAAACTAATAGAAGGCATGAGAGACTTTTTTGCAGGCGCAGTTGAATTCATAGGTAAAGCGGCTTATTATATTTTAGAAGGATTGGATTATGTTGCTTTCGGTCAAATACCAAACGATTTTATAGAAAGTATTAAACAAGGATCCGAAAATATGGGAGCGCAAATTAGATCTTTGGGAGGAGATTTAAGTGCTGTTACTGTTTCTGAAAAAGTGGCTAAAGGAACTATAGCAAATGGTAATAACACTATCGTTGAACCCGAAAGAACTCTTATAGGTGGAGGGAATAAAGGAGCACAATATCAAGTAATCCAGTTAGTCGTAGCCGGCAAAAAATTAGCGGAAGTAAATACTCAGGAAATGAATAGTACTTTCGGAAGCACAGATGGTCAAACTGGAAAATAAATTAAAGAAGACAAAATAAAATGCCAACAACCTCTAATACATCAGGAAACACGATTACTCCATTGATAAGTCTAAGAACTAATTTAAAAAATTTAAAGTTCGGATCGGATCAACCTGGCGGAGGTTCTTCTGGACAACCTTTTCTAAAGACTCAAATTCCTCAAGATTTTTCTACTTCTAGCGATGTTAAAATGCCTTTGGCAATGCCTAGCGATTTAGTTGGTCCAATATTCAAACCAAATTCTACCGGAGGCGTTGATTATCCAATGAGAGGCAGTTTACCCAATGGCGTCGTAACTTTGGACGGACAAAATTATACGGTGTCAAATCGTCTTGATTACAAAAGAATTAAAGCGTTTATTGAAAGCAAACCAAGGGGGAAAGCATTCATAGAAAAACAAAGAGGCTTACAATTATCGAATCCAAAAACTGAAACAGGGAATAGCTTATTTGGTCAATTCGATACTAGAATACTTCCTGGTTTAATAGAAAACACAAGAATATACAACGACGGTAGAAATACGTTAGAGCAAATAAAAAATCAAGGAAACGGAACTCATATAGTTAGAGCCGGATCAACTCCTTACAACTATTTGGAGAAATACTATTCTGACATAGTGGGAGCTCAAAACCTTAACAATGAATACGCAAGTAATAGGTTGTTAATACTTCAGAAATTAAAAATGGTTTCAGAAAATGCAAGATTTAAGGTAGGATCACAAGCAAAAGAATTAGTTAATTTAAACATATCAAATAGACTGGGCATTTCTTACAACAATGATTTACTTTTTCAATACTTAGGAGGCCCAGGATCAAGCTACGGTGAAGGTTCGACTATAATTAGAAGAGTGGACAATACAACTAACATAACCAATAAAATGGTTATGAACTACGATCAGATCTTGATGAAATCTCAAGATGAAAGAGGCTTGAATTATAAAATATCGGATTTTAGAGCAGAAGCACCAGAAAAACCAGCAGGAGAAATTTGGGACTTTTCAAATAGTTTAGTAACAAAATTTTATGTTAGTCCTGGTAAGTACGTAGATAAAATGAATCTTGCGCTTCCTAAAATATTCAAAGATTCTAACGATCCTTTTTCAGAATCAGAAAAAGATATTATTAAATTCGGTTTTGAATGTATGGATAACGACAATCCTGGAGAATCTGTATTTTTATCGTTTAGAGCTTTTTTAAATGGTGGTATAACTGATAATCACGCAGCAGAATTGAACAGTTTTAAATACATGGGTAGAGGAGAAACTTTCTATACGTATCAAGGCTTCAATAGATCGATGAATTTTTCTTTTAGAATCGCAGTTGGATCTTCTCAAGAATTAGAACCACTTTACATTAAATTAAATAGATTGGTTTCTCAAGTGTATCCTGATTACTCTTCAAACAATTACATGAGAGCTCCTATGGTAAAATTAACAATAGGAGATTACATTTCAAGAATGCCAGGATTTTTGGAAAGCATAAACATTACAATAGACGGAACTACGTCTTGGGAAATAGGCGATAATAAACAGTTGCCTCACGTAGTAGACGTTGCGCTAAGCTTCAAACCAATATACGATAGTTTACCAAAAAGATCGACTGTTAAACAAGCCACGCCTTTAATAGGAAGCAAAAACTTTTACTCTCAAGGAAATTATAAAGTGGATTCTACAGATTTATTAGACTATAGAGCTGCGGATATTGTAAACCTTCCTTTGACCATTAGTCCAACAAATATAAACGACGTTAATTCCTTCATAAGCTAGCTTAATAAAAAATGAGTAATAGATACCAAGACATACAAGTCGTAAAATACAATAACACAGGAAGTCAGTACTATACGAATAATCTTTATCCAGATGTTCCTTATTTGGAAGAAGACAATTATGTAATTACAACCGTAGGAGACAGATTAGATTTGCTAGCTTTTGATTTTTATGGAGACGCAGAACTTTGGTGGGTAATAGCGTCTGCAAATTCATTACCTGGAGATTCATTGGTACCTATACCTGGAACTCAATTAAGAATACCTATAGACGTTAGAGCAATAATTAACGGATACAGACAAATAAACGCAGTTAGATAATATGGCGAACGGACCAGAATTAAGAATTTCTAATGTTTTGGGAACTCCAGTTTTTCAATGGGTTATAAATCAATTGGGAACTAGAGCAGAAAACAATTCAAGAGATACACGAGACGATTCTAATTTGATCTATCTCGCTAATAAAACAGGGTGGTTTAGAATAGTATCTTCGGTTAAAATGCCCGCAACTATTAACGATACTCAAGATGTTAATATACCAAATGTATTTAATGCTAAAAATTTTAATGGATCTTTTTCAACTAGAGCTACTTCTAAAACATACGAATATTTTAGAAAAAAGTATCCAGGCGATATAACAGACGAAGATTCTCTAGCAAAAAAATTCGTTCTTTTTGCAGGTACATCAGCTTACAAAAAATCTGAAACAGGAGATGCTTTTAGCTATAAACTACAACAACCGGCTTACGGAATACTTGGAGATGAAGAAATAAAAAAGTACGGAAGAAGACCAATGCCAGGTATTACTTCAGTTCAAATAGATACTCAAGGCTCTTTAGGTTCTATAAGAGGCGCTAATATAAATTTTAAAGTTTGGGACAAAGATCAATTGGACGTAATAGATGCGCTGTACTTTAAATTGGGTTATACTATGCTTTTGGAGTGGGGCAATACATTCTATTACAAAACAGGAGAATCCGCGCTATCTAAAGGAGAAGATTCGCAAATAGATCCATTCTCTAAGACGCGTAATTCTAAAGAAGAAATTAATTCACAAATACAAAATAACGTTAGACAATCAGAAGGCAATTACGATGGAATGTTGGGATTGGTAACTAACTTTAATTTCACGTTCAATCAAGAAGGCGGTTACGATTGTACATTAAAAATACAGGCTTTAGGATCTTTGGGAGATAGTATTAAAATTAATCATTCTTCTGCGCTTCCTGCATTATACGTTAGAAAAGTAAAAAATACCTATAATTCGGAATATCAAAAAAAATTGGCTGACGCAGAAAAGCAAAAAAATCTAAGACTTCAAGATCAGACAAAAGCATATCATGATTCAATAAACAAAGCAAACGAAGCTCTAGCAAAAATAACTAACGATCCATTAACTCTATTATTACTCAAATATGTTCCAGATGGAAGTTGGACAGGCGATGACGAAAATGGCAACTTAATATACCCTACTAAACACTCTATACCTGATTCTTCGGGTAGAGAGTCTGTAGGTATTTCTGTTTCTACAAATAAAGATGTTGTTTTTATACCATATAACTCAACAGGTCAAAAAATAGATAAGTATCTAGATGGAGCTCAAGGCGCTAATACTATAGTAACTTTAGATAAAGACAGAATCGAATCAATTTTTTCCAACGAGATATCGGATTATAATACAAGAGAAAGAGAAAAGGGTGGTACTACAATTTATTTAGCCAATAATTTTTTCGACTATCTATATTTTAATGGAGGTACAAAATCTTATATAGGACTAAATCAAGAAGGTTCTAGGATATACGATATATTTTTTTCTAGTAATGCTAACAATAGCACTGTTGAAAATTCTCGTAATGCAGCGAATGCTCTTAAATTATCAAACTTATCTTTTAATGTAGTTGGAATATATTACATTGATAACGCAGACGCAATTAGTAAAAAAGATCGAGTAAATATACTATTATCTTTAGTAGATAATCCGTCTGTAAAATTACAGATACAAGACATTTCTTTAATAAAAGACATATCGTACAAATCTGGTTTCCAATATACTAATTCTGGCGCGCTTCAAAAATCAATTAATGATAATAATGCTAAAATTCTAGAAATACAAAAACAAACAGCGGAAAACTTTAAACAGACAGAACAAGATTTAAGTAAACAAAATTCAGAAGCAGCAACAAAACAAACAGAAGACGCTACAAATTATCAGTCGGCTTTAGAAATAATGCTTAAAATAATTCAATTGGAATCTTTTAACTATGCTCAAAGTAAGTCATTTTCTGACGTTATAAAATACAATTTAACTGACATTGATACTGAAACAAAAGTTCGTTTTATTGATGAGCTATTTACAGAAGGCATATTTGAAGGCAAGATTCAAAAATTATTGGATAAAGTAAAAGAATTAGAATCGGCTAAAGCCGCTGCAGGTACTGATAAATCAAAATTGCAAAATCTAAATAAAAATTATACGAATCAAAATCAAGAAGAACAATTTTTGATTAACGCTGCTTTTGGATTCAATCATAATTTTATCGCAGGTATTTCTGATGTTGCCAGTACGCCTTTAGTAAGATACGAAAGCGTTAATGCAGAGGATCACACTCTTTTTAATGCATATATTTTACCGCAAGATATAAAATCTAGAATAAATGAAGGAAGTATAGATCTTAATCATCCAGTATATATTCCTTTTGGACTTTTACTAATGATGATTAATCATATTTGTTTAGTTTATGATGGCACATCAAAAAGTCAATTGACTCCTATAGTCTATGTGGACTATAATACAAATACTAATTTTTGTTTGACGAATGCAAAACAACTTTCCACAGACATAACAAAATTTTTGATTGGATATCAAGGCACAAATGAAAGCTATCAAGATCTTTTTGATCAAAACGTTTTAACTCATGACAAAAAAACACTAATTAAAACAACAGATCAAACAAAAGATTCAGCGCAAATAAACATATTCGTACCTCAAGATGATGATCGTATTTCAGGAAAAATACCTGAATTTAAAACAGTAAATGGAAGTTCATATCAAGGCAGATTAATGAATGTTCTAGTGAATATAAACTACGCAACAAAGTTAGTCGCAGAATTCAGTTATAGAGATGGAACTAACTCAGTGTATCTAAAACAATTTTTGGAGCAGATCTTAGTCGATATGAATAAATCTTTGGGTAATTTTAATATATTAAGATTATCTTATCACGATTCTTCTAATGCATTCGTTATAGTAGACGATCAACAAACAAAAGTGGCAGACGGAGAAATTCAATTAACTGCTCAAAACGCAAATATATCAGAACTTCCCATATTTGGAAAAAAATCTATAGCTAAATCTATAGAATTAAGAACAGACATAAGTAGTAAATTGGGCAGTATGATAGCTATATCGGCAAACTCTGATCCAAGTAGGCAAGTTGGTCTTTCTAGAGACGCTAGTTCTTTTGGGTTCGTTAATACCGATTTTCAAGACAGATTTATTTCTATAGCTACGGACATATACATGGATAAAAAACAACAGAATTCTATCAAGAATACTGCAATAGTTAATGAAGCAAAAATGTTTGACGAGTACATTAAATCGATATATAAATACGCTGATTCTTATGATGAAAGTAAAATAAGCTTTGCTACTAATTACTATATTCAAAAAATGAGTATATTAAAAAATAAAGAACTTGCTACGAGAGCTTCTGCAATGATACCTGTTTCTTTGAATATTAGTTTGGACGGAATATCAGGTCTTCAAATGACTCAGTTATTTACAATAGGAGATAGTTTTTTACCTTACAATTATACTAAACTAAAAGAAGGAAATCCTTTTACTAGTATAGGATTTGCAATAGTTGGTCTTACTCATACCATAGAAAACAATCAATGGACAACTTCTTTGAGAACGAACATGTCTTATTTAAGAAATAATGTAAATGATTATGACGCGGATAAAACAAGAACTATTTATTCTACTGCAAAACCAATAGTGACTTCCGTTATTCAAAATAGTAATGTCCCTAGAGGTACAGGATTAAGCCCAAAAAATGCAAACGCAACTTCTCAATTTATTTTTGGATCTTCTGTAAGTTTAGGCGACTCTATAAAACAAAAAGCACACGGAGCTAGAGAGGCCTCTCAACAAGGTCAATGGCAAAGTGAAAATGCGTGGGACTTATTTACCAGTGCAAATACTCCAGTATACGCAATATTTGATGGCAATATTTCAAAAGTAAATTTCTACGAATCAGTGCCTTATATTTGGGGATACAGATTCACTTTAAATGCGAGAACTAACAACTCTTTTTATACACACTTAGATTCAGTGGTAGTAAAAGAGGGTCAGTCTGTTAAAAAAGGAGAGTTACTTGGCTATGTAGGACAGCCTCCAAGACCTGATTATTCATGGGATCCACATTTACATATAGCGCTAGAAACAGGAGTAATATCTACTTATATAGATTCAAACGGTAAAATATTATGATAAGATACTATCCATCTTTCGCTACTAAGAACAATCAAATTACAAAAGGATCAGATTTTCTTTTGAATGATAAACCTTATTATGGCGATTTTTATTACGATAATAACGGCGATGCCTATACTGGAGTAGATCCAGTTCATGGCAGCAATATGCTTTTACAACCGATTAGAAAAAAGACTGTAGCTAATTCTATTATAGGCAACAAATTACCAAATACATTTTTAGAGGCTTTTCAAGTGGCTGAAAAAGAATTAGAATTAAACTTAACGAACTTACAACCCACTGCATATTACCCTCAACCCATAGATTCAGATTACCAAAAAGGGTACATCACAAGATACTTCGCCAAAAAAATAAATCAATCTGGGTACGTAGTAGAAATTTCTCCTGCCGAATACGTAGCTTTCACTAACGGCGAAGTTAGATACGATGTTTCTTTCTATCAAGTGACAAGCATACTTTGGAAAATAACTGGACCTCTAAATACTCAAAGACTATCCCAGTACGATATTAGAGCAGGAATTATAGACACGAATAAAAGATTGACGGAAGCTACTGAGCCGAACTTTGTTGGAATAATTGTTTTTATAGGTGGTGATTATACTAAGTTTGCAAAACCCACTTCGTAGATTAATTGAATACAATCAATTAGATTGGTTATATTTAGTTCAAATTAAAGGTTATGTATTTCATTGTAGAGAATCTAGATCAGTTTAAAAAGCTGAGTGCGAAAGACGAGTGCTTCGTACAACTCGTAACGGGCAATGACAGAATTCACCCAAAATTAACTTACCCAAGTTTACTGTATTACAACGACGGTGAAAAAGGCTACATATTTCCATTCAAACACTCAGAGTCGTTTAGTTTAGATTTCGAAGAGATTCACTCTTTTCTTAAATTACACAAGAAAGTTTATTTATTGGACAAGAAGTTTCATTCTTACTTCTTTGATCTACCAAACGCTATAGACTTACATTTCGTTAACTTGGATCAAACCAACGAATTCAACCAGTTCGACTGCGATACTAACTTACACCACGATTTTTATTCTCGATATGGGCACCTTCCCATAATAAATGAGATCGTTCCCATTTCCAAACACTACCAAAGATGTCAGTGCTTGTACGATTACGTTAAAGGCTACTTCGATCTAGAAACAGACATACAAACGCAAGAGGACTTCATTAGCGCGTATAAATCAGTCGAGGAGAATCCAATAAAAGTCGACGTAAAGTGCTTAATAGATAAGTACCAGATTCACGATCAGAGCTACTCTATTAAAGGGGACAAGATGTATTCGTGTTACAACTTATACAATTTAACAGGAAGACCAACGAACTCCTTCAATGGCATTAATTTCTTGGCCATTCCTAAAGAGAACGATTTTAGAAGCTGTTTTTTACCCAGCAATGACTTTCTTGTAGAGTTCGACTTCGACGCGTATCACTTGAGGTTAATAGCCAGATTGATAAATTTCGAGTGTCCAAAAGAATCTTTTCACGAGTATTTGGGAAAACAGTATTTTAACAAAGAGCGATTAACAGAGGATGAATATAGAGAATCAAAAACTATTACGTTTAAACAGCTTTACGGCGGAGTAGATAAAAAGTACAAACACATTCCATTCTTTGCTAAAATGGAAGAGTTTACAGAAGAAGTTTGGAAGGCTTATAAAACTCAAAAAGGCTATAAGCTTCATACAGGCAGAGTTATAAGACCAGAAGACTCCATGACAAAGTATAAACTGTTTAACTACGTGGTACAAAATATGGAAACCTCAGAAAACATTTATAAGATACAAGAGATTCAGAAATACCTTAAAACGGCAGAGACCAAGACCAAACTAATTTTGATCACTTACGATTCGTTCCTATTCGATTTTTCTAAAAAGGACGGAAAAAAGACCCTAGAGCAGATCAAAACCATATTGGAAACAGGAGAAATGAAGGTAAAACACAAACATGGGACTAATTATGCATTCTAAACTAATTACAAATATTTATTAAATAAAGGTTATGACAGAAACAAACACAATAGAATTAACACAGGAATCGCTTATGAACAAGCTATTTTGTACCTTCGCCAAAAAAGATGCCCTAGACGAAAGGTTACAAGAAATAAATAAAGAATACAAAATACTTTATAATAAAATATTCGTATTGGCTTCCCCAGAGTCTGACGAGTACATGTGCACCTACAATATCGAGATAGAAGGCCCTAATACAAAGATCCTTCCAAATACTATCCTATTGCACAGAAAGAAAGAATCCAACACACTTTACACGATTAATGCACTTAATACTTTAATTAAGAGCCTGAATAACGGAGTATTGGATAATAAATTTATGGTGAATTGGCCTGACTATAGGAACTCTATCTTATTGACACAAGGCGACGATTTAAGAAGGCTTAACACCTCTATCCACAAGATAGTTGCTGTTTAGCTCACTGAAGAATAAATTTTTTTCTTTCGAATTTTTTTAGTATATTAGTTATATAAATAAACAACAGTTATGGATATTTCCCAATTAAAATCTAGGCTCGCTTCCCTACAAAATCCAAGAGGCGGACAGAAAAAGGACTTCAGTTTAACAATCTGGAAACCTACTGTAGGTAAACACTTAGTTCGTATTGTGCCATCCGCGTACAACAAATCGAACCCATTCAAGGAATTATTTTTCCACTACGGTATCAACAACAAGACAATGATTTCTCCGACTTCTTTTGGAGAAAAAGATCCAATCGTTGAATTCGCTCAAGGTTTAAGAAAGAGCGACGATTGGCAGTCAGCTAAGAAGTTCGAACCAAAATTACGCGTATTCGTTCCAGTCATCGTAAGAGGCGAAGAAGAAAAAGGCGTAAGACTATGGGAATTCGGCAAGCAAGTCTACATGGATTTGTTGGCAATCTTAGAAGACGAAGACGTAGGGGATTTTACAGATCCTATTCAAGGTCACGACATTACAGTCGACACAGCTGGTAAAGAAACCACTGGATTAATGTACAACACTAGCACAGTAAGAGTTAGAACAAAAGTTACGCCGTTATCAGAAGATAGCAACAAAGTAAAGCTGTGGTTAACAACTCAACCCGAGCCAGATACATTGTTCAAGAGATACTCTTACGAAGAGATGAAATCTGCTTTAGGCGCTCATTTGAATCCTGAAGAAGAGATCAAACAAGATGCCGATGTAGTAGTTGAAAAAACTCTTGAAACAGGAGATTTACCTTGGGAAACAAAAGAAGAAGCTACTAAACCAGCTTTTACTTTAAACACAAGTAAGACAGAGATCGATTCTAAAATAGACGATTTGTTCAACTTTTAAGAAACAATTTTAATTTATAAGCCCTCACCTAAAAACGAGGGCTTTTTAAACTTTACCAATGGCGAAGGCTACTAAAGAAGGGTTAAATAGCTCCATATCAAAAGCTATCAAGACAGAATTTAATTTAGACAATTTTAAAAAGTCAAAGAATTTATCTTCTACTTCCATAAAATTTAAAGATCAAACGTGGATCCCTTTATCAAAATCGTTTCAAGACGCGTTACAAATTCCAGGCGTTCCAAAAGGTCACATTACTTTATTAAGAGGTCACTCTGATACTGGTAAAACAACCGCTTTATTGGAAGCAGCAGTGAATGCTCAAAAGATGGGTATTCTACCTGTATTCATTATCACTGAGATGAAATGGAGTTGGGAACACGCCAAAGAAATGGGATTACAATTTGAAGAAGTAGCAGACGAAGATGGCGTAGTAAATGATTACAAAGGCTTTTTCATATTCGTTGATAGAGAAAAGATGAATTGTATCGAAGACGTATCGGCTTTTATCTTGGATATTTTAGACGAGCAAAAAGCTGGAAATTTACCTTACGATATCTGTTTCTTTTGGGATTCTGTAGGCTCCGTCCCATGCAGACTATCAATTGAGTCAAACAAGAATAATAACGAGTGGAATGCAGGCGCAATGTCACAACAGTTTGGACAGTTCGTTAATCAGAAGATTGCATTATCAAGAAAAGAGAGTCAACCTTATACAAATTCATTCGTTGCAATCAATAAAGTTTGGGTCGCAAAGCCTGAAACTATCATGAGTCAACCAAAGATGAAGAATAAAGGTGGAGACACAATGTTCTTTGACGCTTCTCTTATTATCACTTTTGGAAACGTTACCAATGCAGGCACAAACAAAATAAAAGCTACCAAGAACGGTAAAGAAGTCGAGTTTGCAAAGAGAACAAAAATCTCTTGCGATAAGAATCACGTTACAGGAGTTACTGCTTTGAACAAGGTTATTATGACAAGCCACGGATTTATTGACGACGATAAAAAAGCATTGGACAATTACAAGAAACAGTATTCTCATCAGTGGTTAAAAACATTGGGATCAAAAGACTTCGATGTAGTTGAAGAAGCAGACGAAGACATTAAAGACATATTTGATAGTTCAGAACATGAATAAAGATTACCAAAAGATATTTGATTCGCTTGGAAAGGAAGAAGTTGAAGAGAAAAAAGAAGATCTAAAGGTAAACGATAGAATTTTAATTATCGATTCTTTGAACACTTTCTTAAGAGCGTTTACAGTTATACAACATTTTAATAAAAGTTTGAATCACGTTGGTGGATTAACAGGTTACCTAAGGTCGCTTGGTTTTGCCATCAACTTGATTCGACCTACCAGAGTGATTTTGGCGTTCGATGGCAAAGGTTCATCTACCAATAAACGTTATATCTACCCAGAGTACAAAGCTAACAGAGGCATACGCCGGGTCACTAATTGGGACGCTTTTGAGAATCAGGAACAAGAATCAGAAGCAATCACAAATCAGTTGGTTAGATTAATAGATTATTTGAAGTGTTTGCCGGTAGATTTAATTTCAATAGACAAAATAGAAGCAGACGATGTTATCGGTTACATCACTCAACAGATGGACACAGACTTTACAATAATGTCTTCAGATCGAGATTATTTACAGCTCGTATCAGAAAGAATTACTGTATATTCTCCTACGAAAAAAATCTTCTACACTCCTAAAAAAGTCTTAGACGAGTACGGAGTTAGTAGCGAAAACTTTTTGAATTACAAAGTTTTGACAGGAGATTCTGGAGATAACGTTCCTGGAATTAAAGGCATCGGACCAAAGACGATAACAAAACTTTATCCAGAATTATCGAGCTACAATAAAATGACTTTAACAGAAGTTATAGAAAAAGCAAAAGAAGGAGATGGTAAAGCATTCATGAATATTAGAAATTTCGAACATCAACTAAAGATAAACGAAAAGCTAATGGATCTAACAAATCCCAACATACCAGAAGATTCTATTGTAGAAATACAAGAAATGTTGGCGAGTCCTAACAAGACTTATAGATCAAAGGAATTTATGGAAATTTATCACGAAGACGATCTAGGAAATTCGATAGCAAATCTCCAGTCGTGGTTACACAATCATTTTCACCAGTTATCAAAATATAAATAAGTTATGGCAGTTTTAAATCAACTTCAGCAGTACGGAATCGGTTTTCAAATTAAGGTTTTATCTAGCTTATTAAAAGATAAAGAATTCCTACAAAATATAAACGACATCTTGGACGTAGAGATGTTCGATAATCCAGCGCACAAGTGGATTGTACAAGAGATATTAAGGTACTACTACAAGTATCACACAACGCCTTCGATGGAATCTTTACAGGTCGAAGTTAAGAAGATCGACAACGACGTATTAAAGGTGAGTGTTATAGAACAATTAAAAGAGTCACTAAAGGCAACAGACGAAGACAGAGAATACGTAGAGAGCGAATTTTCTAACTTCTGTAAGAATCAACAGATGAAGAACGCGATCATGAATTCTGTTAGTCTTTTGGAAAAGGGGGAATTTGATCAGATTAGATCAATGATCGATACTGCGTTAAAGGCAGGACAGGACAAGAGAATAGGACACGAATACGAGAAGGACATGGAAACTCGATACAGAATGGAACAGCGTTCTCCTATCGCAACTCCATGGGCAAATCTAAACGAATTGCTTATGGGAGGTTTGGGCGTAGGCGATCTAGGCATTATATTCGGAAATCCAGGTGGAGGTAAATCTTGGTTGCTAGTTAACTTGGGTGCAATAGCGGTACAGATGGGGTTTACTGTAAATCACTACACATTGGAATTATCCGAAGACTACATTGGTAAAAGATACGATGCGCTGTTTACTGGCATAGACGTTCAGCAAATTCATTTGAACAGAGATAAGGTACAAACGGAGATCGACAAGCTTAAAGGCAAGTTAATTATCAAAGAATTTCCAATGGGTAAAACCACACCTAACACCATAGAAAATCACATTCAAAAGTGTAGAGATTTAGGACATCCTCCAGATCTAGTCATTATAGACTACGTTGATTTGTTAAAGAGCAAAACAAGATCTATAGACCCAAAAGACGCAATAGACGATGTATACACTGCAGTCAAAGGTATGGCAAGAGAAATCAAAGTGCCAGTGTGGACAGTATCTCAAGTAAATAGAATGGGAGCCAAGGACGACGTAATTGAAGGAGACAAGGCAGCAGGATCTTACAACAAGATGATGATTGCAGATTTTGCGATGTCCCTATCAAGAAAAAGGCAAGACAAGGTAAATGGCACAGGTAGAATGCACGTAATGAAAAATAGATATGGAGCAGACGGTATGACTTACGCTGCAAAGGTAAATACAAATTGTGGAAGGATCGAAATTAACAAAGACGAAATAAACGAAGACGATTTGACTTTCGATACTGGAAAACCAACTGGACATGGAAATAATGGAAGTTTTAGCGCAGACGAGAAAAATTATCTGTCTAAGAAATTCTTTGAGATGAACATATAAATTTATCTGAAAAAGGCCATATTTATTAGTACAAAACGCACTTTATGAATTTTTTAATCGATTTATTCAAGAAAGCTACGAAAGGCGATAACTTTCGTACACCGGTAACTATAGAGAAATACGACGATGCTATTGCTCAATTAAACTCTTTAGGTTCTAACCAATACTCTAAGATATCTACTAATAAGATTTCTAGAATCGGTAAAACAAAATCAGCGTTGACCCAAGAGGTTGGAAATACCACTCCTCCAGGAACTAGATAGTACTAGTAAACACTTCTAACAATTTATTATAAGGGTTACGACAAAAAGTAAGGGTACAAAAATATGCTTACTGGCTAAATTATTTTTAAAACTTAAAAAAACAAAAGCGAAATGGATATTACGCAGGAGATTCTATCTGACATCACGGTGTATAACAAGTACGCAAAGTACATACCTGAATTAGAGAGAAGAGAGACATGGAACGAGATAGTTACGAGAAACAAAGAGATGCATCAGAAAAAGTTCCCGCAACTATCAAAAGAAATTGAACAAGCTTATAAACTAGTGTATGATAAAAAAATTCTTCCTTCGATGCGTTCGATGCAGTTCGCAGGCAAGCCCATTGAAATTAATAATGCTCGTATATTTAACTGTTCTTTTGCTCCTGTTAACGATTGGAGGGTGTTCAGCGAAATAATGTTCCTTTTATTAGGAGGTTGTGGAGTTGGATATTCAGTGCAAAAGCATCACATAGACGAATTACCAGAAATTACAAAGCCAACAAAAGAAAAGCGATTTTTAGTTGGAGATTCTATAGAAGGCTGGGCGGACGCAGTAAAGATTTTAATGAAGTCTTACTTAGTCGGAGGTCCAAGACCGAAGTTCGATTTTAGAGACGTTAGACCAAAAGGCGCAATGTTAATTACTGCAGGTGGTAAAGCGCCAGGACCAGAACCTTTAAAAGAGTGTTTGTTTCAAATTCAAAAAATATTAGATCGCAAAGAAAACGGAAATAGATTAACTGCGTTAGAATGTCACGATATGATATGCTATATTGCAGACGCAGTATTATCAGGCGGTATTCGTCGTGCTGCTCTAATCTCTTTATTCTCTTTTGACGACGAAGAGATGTTGACTTCTAAGTTCGGAACTTGGTGGGAAAATAATCCACAACGCGGTAGAGCGAACAATTCAGCAGTTATTCTAAGAGACAGAATTCAAAAAGAAGAGTTTTTGGATTTGTGGAAGAAGATAGAGTTATCAAACGCCGGTGAACCTGGATTTTTCTTAACAAACGATAAAGATTGGGGAACTAATCCATGCGCAGAGATTGCATTAAGACCATTTCAATTCTGTAACTTGTGCGAAGTGAATGTATCTAACTTAGAGTCACAAGAAGACTATAACGAAAGAGTTAAACAAGCGGCTTTTATTGGAACGCTACAAGCTTCTTATACTGACTTCCACTATTTAAGAGATATCTGGAAGAGAACAACAGAGAAAGACGCATTGATCGGAATCGGTATGACAGGCATTGCTTCAGGAGCGGTACTTAAATTAAACATGAAAGAAGCTGCGTTGATAGTAAAAGAAGAAAACGAAAGAGTAGCAAACTTAATTGGAATTAATAAATCTGCAAGATGTACAACAGTTAAACCATCAGGAACCACTTCAATGGTGTTGGGAACTTCATCAGGAGTACACGCATGGCACGATAAGTTTTATTTAAGAAGAATGCGACTTGGTAAAAACGAAGCGCTATACAATCACTTAGCAATTCACCATCCAGAGTTGGTAGAAGACGAATACTTCAAACCACAAACTCAAGCAGTAGTAGCAGTACCACAAAAGGCACCAGAAGGAGCAATAACTCGTTCTGAATCTGCAGTGGATCTTTTACACAGATTAGAAAAAATTCACAAAGAGTGGATTAAGCCTGGTCATAGAAGCGGTAGAAATACGCACAACGTTTCTGTAACGATTAGTTTAAAACCAGAAGAGTGGACAGAAGTTGGTGAGTGGGCATGGAACAATAGAAACAATTACACTGCTTTATCTTGTTTGCCTTACGATAACGGTAGCTACGTTCAAGCTCCATTCGAAACAATTACAGAAGAGCAATTCAACGATATAATTAAAAATCTTCACGAAATCGATCTTAGTAAAGTCGTAGAGTTGAACGACAATACCGATCAAAAAGGAGAACTAGCTTGTGCAGGCGGAGCATGCGAAATCGTATAAAGACGGAATGGTAGAAAATATTCACTACTACGTAGAAGGAGAAAGAGTCGTTTTTACGGCTCTTTTCCATTTGCAGCGAGGTCAGTGCTGTGGTAGCTATTGTAGACATTGTCCTTACGACCCAAAACACAAACACGGCACTAAAAATAAAAAAGATAAAGAGTCGAAAAAATAAATTAAATTAATAAAAAATAATCAATGGTTATAGAAATCACAAAAGAGAATTTTTACTTGTGCATAATAGTCCTATGGGGCGTTATTCAAATAGTGCAATGGAGAAAAATACACAAATTAGAAAGTGTTTTAGAGTACGCTATAGAAAACATTCAAATTTTATCTATGGCCGCAGACCAGAAATTTAACAATTTAGAGAAAAAAATAGATGATGGAAAACAAACAAAGAAGTAAAGGTTTGGGAGATACTATAGCTAAAATTACTCATTTTTTTAAATTGGATATATTAGCAGAAAAAATCGCTAAACTTTTTGGAAAAAAAGATTGCGGTTGTAAAAGAAGACAAGACAAACTAAACCAGATAGTACCATACAAAAAAAATAAAAATAATAAGTTATGAAATTAGACAAGTTTCAACAACTCAAGATTAAGTTAGAAGTGCTTAAGCTTGAGAAGAATTTTTTTGCATTAGACAGAGTGTTGTATTACTTCTCTTTCTTGGGCAACATTTTTTTAATCTACTTTGGATACTTTTTTATTAAGAGTATCGTAGATACATTACCTCAACTATTTCCGTATCAATCACTATTTTTAACAGTGTTCATTGCGTTATTTTTAACCGGATACGAATTGACAAAGAGATTCGCGATAGAACAATTATCGGTGTATTTTATCCAAGTTAGAAATTTTTTTACTTGGAATGCAATAGCCGGATCTTTGTGCGTTGCTTTCTTAATAGCAGGATCTTTTTACCTTTCTTTAAACGGAGCGCATAGATTAGTGGACTCTTCTGCTAAAATAGAAATCTCTATAGATAATAGCATTCAGATCAAGTCGGACTCAATTACAAAGTACTACGACAAAGAAATTGAATACTATAGATCACAACCAGGAAGAACTAAAGCCGATCGTTTGTACAGAGACTCCATTGTTTCTGCGCTACAAACTAACAAAGACGCAAAAGTTAAAGACGTAGAAAGCAAGACACTGAGCAAATCTCAAAGCACTTTGTCAAAGAATAAAGAAAATGATACCGCATTCGTATTCATGACTTTTTTCTTAGAGTTTATTATAATTCTTGGTGTGACTTTTAATGCAGTATACACTTTAGGATCTTACGAAGAGACCAAAAAGCTCCTATCAACGCCCAAGTACAAACAGGTAGAACTTAATCTTACTCTTTTAAAACTATACTACCAAAACGGAAAGAAGCTACCAGGAGATCCTGTGCTGTCTTTGAATAAGATGCTATCTTTAATAAAGAACCAAAAAGTTAATTGTACACAAACTGACATAAGAAACTTTGTGGTGTATTGCACAGAATTGGACATTATCAAAGAGGTACGCGCAAGAAAGAAAGAGTACCAAGTAGATTACGCTGCGGCCAAAATGTTGATAGAGAACGAGTTAGTACTTTAATTTTACATTTTTCTAGATTCCCTAAATAGTGTATATTTGAATATGCAAGAAAAAAGTTATGTATTAGTCGATACTTTCGACAAACTAAAAGACATGATCAATCATGTCAAAGACAAAGAGATTATTGCTTTCGATACCGAAACAAACTCTTTGAACACAAGACAAGGAACCATAATAGGTTTCTCAGTATCAGCAGAAATCGGTAAAGGCTATTATATGCCTACGGCGGTTTACGATAAAGAAACTAATTCTTTAGTAGACGCTATTATCGATGGTAAAAATTGTCAAGATCTAGCAAAACAATTCATATCAAAACTAGTCGGTAAAAAGTTAGTAATGCATAACGCATCTTTCGATTGTCGATTCGTTAAGAACTTTTATGGAGTTGATTTATTGCCAAGTCTTTACGTAGATACCATTCTATTGGTACATACTGTAAACGAAGAAGGCGCAGGATTTGCTTACGCTAGTCCATTCGGTTTAAAAAGCATCGCTCAATCTATTCAAAAAGAATTGGGTCTTGATGTGACAAAAGACGCAAACGAAGAACAAATAGAATTGAAAACTTCTATTAAAGAAAACGGAGGATCAATCACAAGAGAAAGCTACGAAATTTGGAAAGCGGACATAAACATACTCGCTAAGTACGCTGCAGCAGATACCGACCTAACATTAAGAGTGTACGAACACTTTATCAAAGAGCTTTACGATCAAAATCTTGATAAATTCTTTTTCGAAGATGAGGTTATGCCTTTATATAGAGAAGTCACTATTCCTATGGAAGAAAGCGGAATTAGCTTGGACATAGAGACAATGAAGAAAGCCGACAAAGATATCACAGAAGAGATGAAGAAAAGATCTCACTCAGTAGTGTCTGAATTACTAAAAGACAGTAGAGTAAAAATGTGGGTATTGAACAAAGCAAAAGAAACTTACCCAGCAAATAACAAAGGTGCATTCGCTCAAATGGTTGTTGAAGAGTCTGGATTAGAATTGCCAAAATCAGAAAAGACAGGTAAGTACAACATCACAAAATCAGAAGTAGCAAGATTGCCTGAATCAGCAGCAAAACACTTTTTATTAAACGGCGCAGATGTGCTAGACGAAGACTTTTCTAACAAGATAAGTATGAAGATGTGGAGAGATGCAAACGATGGTAACTTTTTTAACATTCAATCCAAAGATCAATTGGGTGAAATTGCTTTTAGCGTTCTTGGATTCAAACCGCTATCTGAAACTAAAAAAGGAAAGGCTCAGTTCGACGAAGACATGTTGCAAGTTATTTCAGAAACACAAGAATGGGCAAAGAATTTAAGAATATACAATAAGTTACTCAAGATCAAATCAACTTACATAGATAGATTCTTAAACGCTAGCGAAAATGGAATTTATTATTTTTATTACAAACAACACGGTACAGTATCAGGTCGTTATGGATCGGATGCTCAACAGTTACCAAGACCTAAAGAAGAAGGTGATGACGATCCAGTAATTATAGAATACACAAATTTAGTACGAGCATTCTTTGTTCCAAAAGAAGGCAACATATTTGTTGATTGCGATTATGAATCTTTGGAACCTCACGTATTCGCTGATGTGAGTGGTGACGAAGGCCTTAAGGACATTTTTAGAAACAATTGGGATTTTTATTCCACAATTGCTATCAAAACAGAAGGCCTTAATCAATATTCAGGAGATAAGAAAGCCGATAATTTTTTAAGAAAGCACGCGCCAAAGAAAAGAAACACTGCAAAAGCATATGCATTAGGTATTCCTTACGGTATGGGCGCTTACGCTTTAGGTAAAAATATCAACGTATCTACCAAAGAAGCGGATAAATTGGTTAAAGGTTACTTAAGCGGATTTCCAGAACTAAATAAGTGGATGAAGCGATCAGAAATGGAAGCTAAAACTTTGGGATACGTTAAAACAAAAGTTGGTCGAGTAAGACACTTGCCAAAGGTGAAGGCCATATACGAAACTATTGGTGATGGTATATTGGACTGGAACTTTAAAAGAAAATTAGAATACGAATTCGGTAAAGATCAAGTAAAGAGCTTAAGCAGAGACTTCGTAAACGGTTTAAATAACGCAAAAAATGTACAAATACAGGGACTGTCTGCGTCTATCGTAAACAGAGCTGCGATGGAAATCAATAGAGAATTTAAGAAGAGAGGAATAAACGGCTGGGTGTGCGCCCAAATTCACGATCAGATAGTATGTGAAGTACCTGAAGCTGATGCAGAAGTAGCAGCTAAGATTGTACAAGATAAAATGGAAAACACCACTAAATTAAGTATTGCGTTAAAGGCACCGCCATCGATAGCACATAATTTACGAGATGGTCACTAAAAACTAAAATTTTTTTATTTTTAAAAAGTTATATATATTTATAGAAAATAAGGACCGGTAGGCCTTTAGTTATGACCGTTAAATTTAATAATTAACCTAAAACACACAGGAGGTGTAAAATGACACAATTAGCACATTGGGGCGTCGATCCCTTTGATCTTCTATGGAAGAATCTATTCGACCAAAATTCTAATTTCTCTACAATCGCAGAGAAAATCTCTTATCCACTAGACATTTACGAAAAACAAGACAGTATAGTATTCGAACTTGCAGCAGTAGGTTTGGACTACGAAGACATTGATATCGAAGTGCAAGGCGATGTTCTTCGCATCAAGTATGCAAAATCAAAAGAGGAAGAACCAATAACAAATTTCATTCACAAAGGAATCGCAAGAAGATCTTTCGATTTGGCTTGGAAAATTGCTTCCAAGTTCGATCTAACTTCTTTGGAAGCTACTATCGACAAAGGACTTTTAAAAATTGAAATTCCGATATCTCAAGAAAGCATGCCAAAGAAAATTCAAATCAAACCTAAGAATTTGCTTCAAGTAAAATCTTAAAATAAAAAGGCCTACCGCCCTTAGTTATGTTTAGCATCTGCAAAAATTACATCAAAGTCAACGACGACCTATATCAAGTGGTAAAGCAAATACCAGAGGACAGGATAGATAATCCTGAAACAGAGGTCAATGCTATCAAAAATCGGTTAAGAGCTGACACTGCATTTAAAAAAGATGGAATGTTATATTTTTGTATTAAAATTGAAGAATTAGAAATAATAAATTAAAAAAATGAGCAAACTAAAACCACTCAACGGTTTCTTAATATTAAGACCGATTGAAGAACAAGAACAAACTTACGGAAACATCGTAATTCCAGATTTAGGCAAAGAACGTCCTGAAATGGGTGAAGTAGTAGCGACTAGCGAAACTTACAATTGGCACACAGACACATTTGTTAAATCAGCTGTAAAAGAGGGACAAAAGGTTTTGATTCCTAAAATGGGATCTATGAAAATCACCATCGAAGGTGAAGATTATTTCATCGCAAAAGACACAGAAATCTTAGCTGTATTAAAAGACTAATTATGAGTACAACAAAAAATATAAATGGAACAGAACTTAAAGAGAAGTTACTTTCCGGAATTGAGAAATTAAATCTAGCTGTCTCGTCTACATTAGGACCAGGCGGTAGAACAGTTTTAATCAGAGAGCAAAATGGCGAAGTTAAAGTAACCAAAGACGGCGTAACAGTAGCTAAAGCTTTTCATAAATTGGAAGACGATGTTGAAGACTTAGGCGCACAGTTAGTAAAGCAAGTTAGTATTAAATCCGCAGTTGAAGCTGGAGACGGTACGACTACTTCTACTTTATTGGCAACAGAAATGGTTAGAGAAGGTTTAAAAGAAATTCGTCAAGGTTCTAACGCAGTAGAGATTAAAAACTCAATCGATAAAACAGTCAAGCAAGTTATCGAATACATTAAGAAAATTGCTATTGATATCGATTCAGAAGAACAAGTAAAGCAAGTTGCGACTATTTCAGGTAATAACGATGTAGAAGTTGGTAATTTGATTGCTACTGCGATTGAAAAAGTAGGTCGCGAAGGTGTAGTTACAATCGAAGAATCAAAAAGTGGAGAAACCAGTTTAGAAATCGTTGAAGGTATGCAATTCGACAGAGGTTACAAATCTCCTTATTTCGTTACTAATAACACAACGATGCAGTCAGTATTAGAAGATCCTTACATTTTCTTGTACGACGGTAGAATCTCCTCAGCGCAAGAGCTTTTACAAGTTTTAACAAAAGCAAATTCAGAGAACAAACCATTGTTAATTATCGCAGAAGATATCGGAGAAGAAGCATTAGCTACTTTGATCGTTAATAAGATGAGAGGCATCGTTCAAGTTTGTGCAGTTAAAGCACCAGACTTTGCAGAAAGAAAAACGTTGATCTTAGAAGACATCGCAATCTTAACAGGCGGTTCAGTAGCTTCTAAAGACAAAGGTCACAAATTGGAAAAATTAACTGGAGCTCAAATCAACGAATTCTTAGGTAGAGCTAGATTAGTTACAGTATCCAAAGACGAAACTACTATCATCGACGGTAAAGGCAATGAAACTGTAATCGAAGCAAGAGCAGAAGAAATTAAAGAGCAAATTGAAAAATCAACATCGTTCTACGAGAAAGAGAAATTACAAGAGAGATTAGGTAAATTGGTTGGAGGTGTTGCAATCATCAACGTAGGCGGTAATTCTGATATTGAAATTAAAGAAAAGAAAGACAGAGTAGAAGACGCTTTATACGCAACTAAGGCAGCGTTATCTGACGGTATCGTAGCAGGCGGAGGTTCGGCTTTATTCGAAGCGTCCATTCAACATCATGCACAAGATTCTATCCACGATGCAATTGCTTATGGAATTGTTCAGAAAGCGATTCAAGCTCCATTCAAGAAGATCTTAGAAAATGCAGGAGTTCAAGACTGGTACAATAAGATTCCAAAAGAAGGCGAAGTATACGATGCCAAAAATCACAAGATAGTAAACGCGTTAGAAGCCGGCATTATCGATCCAGCCAAAGTGGTTATCACCGCTCTTAGAAACGCGGCTTCAGTAGCAGGAACCATTCTAACTACCGAATCAGTTGTATTCGAAAAGAAAGAAAAAGAAGAAAAAACTCAAGACCCAATGATGGGAATGGGCGGAATGATGTAATAAAATAAAGAGCCCTCTTCGGAGGGCTTCTTTACGATATTTATTTTAAAATCTAATGATAAAATTAGCATATTTACTAAAAGAAATAGGAGATACGTTATTAACGCCTTATACGTATACTAGAAAAACTACAAAAAGTAGACACCTAGTAGATAGCTTTAAAAGTGTATTTAATTGGGTAACTGAAAATAACGTTAAATACGTAGCTTTTATAGATAAATCTAAAAACGAAGACAATAAATCTTGGAGATATACCGCGGATTTTGGTATAGGAACAGCAAATAATCCAAATTTTAATGTATCAAGTAAAGATACAAAAACAGGTAATATTTTTAGAATCATGGCAACTATGACAGATATAATAAAAAAAGAAATTGACATAGACGCAAAAGAAAACAGGTCTATAAAATATATAGATATATCTCCAACTGGAGAATCGAAAGCCAAAGATAATAGAAGACTTCATTTATACTCTGAATATATAAAAAAAAATATGCCTCCTGGATCTAAAATAACAATAACAGGACGTAAAATAAAAATCACTCTTCCTAAAACATCAAATAATCAGCCTTCTTAATTGAGGGCTTTTTTATGTAACTTAAAAGATAGATTTTATAAGAAGTCAAAAAATTGTTATATTTAATTAATTAAAAAATATAGTTATGAAAATTGGATTGGTATCAATTATGGGAAATGTAGGTTCAACACTCAATTCGCAAGGAGGGGGATATGGACTTATACAATCAAAAATGTTGAAAGACAACCATCCAAATGATATTGTAGACGTAAATCCCAGTCCTAGCGATTGGGGTTCTTACGATCTCTTATACATTTGCGAAGGAGTTAATTTCGTTGAAGGCTCTTTTAATGTTCCTGGTGGACCTCAAAATATTCACACGGAAAAGATGAAAGCTATTTCAGAGTTCGAAGGAGAAATAAGATTCTCTAATAGTCAATTTGATTTCAATAAGTTCAATCAAAGGCTAAAAGTAGAAGGACAATTTCCTGACACTAGCATGATAGCTTGGTACAATACTTTTTTATCTCACGGTTTACACAATAGAAAAGGCGTTATTGGAGATTCTCATGCTTTATCGGTGTGGAAACCTGGACACTCTTTGGATTTTACTGCTGGTAGAACTTTACACGGATTTTTAAAAAGAGAAACGGTAGAAGCGATTAATAATAAATTTGACGAAGTTACTTTATACTTTGGCACTATCGATTTACGTTTTCACTTAATGAGACAAGAGAATCCACAACAAGCTACCGCAGATCTATTCAACAGATACGTAGAATTCGCAAAACAATTAAAGAAAGCAACCTTAGTTGAACTATTGCCAGTAGAACACGAATCAAGAAAAATTCCTGGAACCGGTTTATACAAGAAGCAACCATTCTTTGGTACAAGAGCAGAGAGAATGCAAGTAAGAGAAATCGCTAACGAAATCATTAACAATTCAGGATTAGAAGTAATTCAGTGGCCAAAAGAATGGATCGACGAAGACGGAACTAAGATGCTCGATATTCTTGAAATGAAACAATCTGTGCATTTAAGACCAAAACATTATCCATACTTAAACGAAATACTAAATGTTTCTAAATAAAGCAACAGACGAATCTAATTTAGACATGTCAAATGGTAGGAACTTAGAGTACTACCTTGATATGACTAAAGATTACAAACACGATTTTACATTTAAAGTAAAACAGTACGATGGATTCAATGTAGTCGACGATGGTGAATTCCAATTCGGTACTAAAGCGAAAATGGCTGACTTCTTCATATCTCAAGTAAAAGAAGACGCTATGGTTTATGTTGCACCGAGAAAAGGTTATGCGCCGTATTCTCTTTGTCATTTAGCAAAGCGGTACAATAAGAAATTATATCTAGTTATGCCAGCTTCCAAAGAGGCGTCCGATCACCAATTAGCTGCAATAGAAAATGGTGGAATTCCATTATTCGTAAAGATTCCAGCGATGCCAACAGCAAATATATGGGCAAAACAATTCGCAGACAGAGTGGGAGCAAAGTATCTGCCTTTCGGTTTAAAGCACGAATCTGTAGTAGCAGGCGGAGTTAGAATATTTTACGATAACTTTAAAGACACCGATATAGAAACTATGTGGTCGGTATTCTCTACTGGAGTTTTATCTCGCAGTTTACAGATCGCCTTACCAAAAACTAAATTTAATGCTGTTGCTGTTGCAAGAAACGTACAAGACGGAGAACTTGGTAGAGCTAAATTCTACACCCACGACAGAGCGTTCTTAAAGCCTTCAAGGATACAGACTCCTTTTGATTCTATACAAACATACGATGCCAAAGGTTGGGAACTCCTAAAGACTCATGGGCAGCAGGGAGATTGGTTTTGGAACGTAGCAGGCAATATGCCCAAAGCTGCATTAAAAGCGAGTGACATAGATTCAAGTCGCGAATGGGGAGACTTCAAAGATTTTAAGCAGTACTACAAAGATTAGTTTTTCTATTAGCCCCTTATTTTTTATATTTACCTTATGAATATACTAGAAGAAGCAAATAACATCGTATTCGAAAGAAACGAAGAAAAGGTAAATA